TCATCTTCTGGCGGAGTTCTATCAGGTATAATGTCTTTATCAGTAATTCCATCAACAAAATCAACTTTTCTAACACCATCTTGCTCAAATAAACTTATCAATGTGTCTTTATCATCTTTAAAAACAGATGATTCATTTACCCATTCAGTAAACTTAACAAAATCCATATCTAAATTTTTTGCATGATCTACAATTTTTTGTAAATCGTTTTCTGTTTTCATTGATTTCTCCTATTTGATCTATATTCGGTAAATGATGTAAAACCAAAATTTTGATTATTTTTAATTACACCCTTTTCCCTTAAACCATTTTCAATAAGAGCTTCCTCATGTACTGAACCTATATCAAGTTCTTCAGAATATCCCCTGCTTGCAGCAAACTTTTTTGCTCCATTCAAAGATGGATGAGATCCCCAATGTCTAGTACTTCCATTTTTAGATATAGCATGCATTGTAAATTTATCTTGTGAACCTGATCCAGATGATTCTCTTTTTCTTATTTGAAAAGTTCCTTTATTATTTTTAATTTCATGAACAACATCACCTGACATTGATTCTTTCATAGAAACTTTTTTAAGTTTTTGCATTTTATCACTACCTTTTTTATCACCTTTATGTCCCTCATCTTTTTTGACACTAGCATTAGCATAATCTTCTTTTGCATGATACTGAGACTTTTGTTTTATTACTTGAGTACTTGCTTTGTTTGCACTCCTATCCTTATGCTTTCCGCCGAGAGATGGTGGCATTTGTGCTTTCTGTGCACCCATTGCTCTATCTTCTTCCCAACCTTCCTTTTTCATTTTTCCTTTTGCTAGTTCACGTCTCATCAAATTGAAAAATTCAGGAGCCTCATCGATCATATCTAAAAATTGATTTAGAACATTTATCAATACTTGTCTTTCCTTAACAGACGTCATTGCGCCACCTTTAACTTTTTTCATTGCTGACTTAAAGTAAGGCAAATCTTTTTTCTCTTTAATTAGTCCAGCCATAACTAATTGTCTTAGTTTGGTAGACATTCCTTCTTCTTCATTTACCATTACTTGATAAGATGCTTTGTATAAACTTTCCATTGACATTTTTAGCTCCAATTTTTTAATTCTACATTAAAATTATTTCTTGAAAATTCTAACCGATCTACTAACTTTACTGCGCCACCTCTAATCTTGTCTACTGCGACAAATCCTTCTGGTGCTGTTACTTTGTATCCGGCTTTATCCTTTACAAAAGTTTGTGTTAATTGTTCCATTCTTTCTAATTTTGATACTAACATCATTTTAGCATCCATCAACATATTCATTAAACTAAAGATCTTAGTAAGATCTGCTTTATTTTGTAGGAAGAACTTTAAAAACTGTTCCTTTTTTTGTCTTCGTATATCCTTAGATTTATCTGTTTTTAACTTATCAATTTGTTTATCAAACTTACTCTCTATATATTTAATTAACTCATTTGTATGACTCTTTGCTTGCCGATTTATAACCATTGTCTGGCCTGCTCGTATTTTACTGTTATTAAAAGTTTTAATAATTAAATTAATATCAGATTGTTCCGCTATTGTATTTAATGTATTCGCACTTATTGTTTGAAAAGTTCTCCCTACAAGAGAAAGTATTTTTGTGATAGTATCAGTATCACGTTTAGTAAATGTTGCGGTTCCAGATGCGTCAGTAAACTTAGCATCTCTAAACCATACATCTCTAGATTTATTTAAACTATTAATATTTATATTGAAAGACGATTTCATATCCTCCATTTTACTACCTGAATATTCTGTATGAAATACTATTCCCATCTTTGAATTAAGTGTCTCTTTTGCTAAATCGGACTTTAATGGAACTGCATAAACAATCGTATTTGGTTGAAAAGTGACATATGATTCACCATCTATTTTTTTCACATCCAAATCTTCTCTAGCAAACATCATATCACCTTGAAGTATTCCTTTGATACCTAGTTTTGGTAAATTTTGTAATGCAACTTTTAATTTTTCACCAAGGCCAGGTGGATGATTATTATCTATATCTTGTGGAGTATAATTTATCTTCGGCGTTTTATTAAAAATGCTCTTAGAACCAACAAAAAATTTATTATTTTCTGGATTAATTCCACAAAAAACCGCAGGGGCGCCATCCCACTTAGTAGTTATGAAAGTATTAGTAGCAGAACTACCTGCTAACATATCTCTAAGTGATTGAAGAAAATTAATGGCACCTCTGGTCCCTACCACCCCACCGTTTAAAACCTCATCTTCTATATGTTCTAGATGAAGATTTTTACCTTCTTTTGCTTCGTTGATTAAATGTGATTTGAAAGAGAACATATATTACCTTTATGCCGGATGTTCAATATCAAAAATAAAATCACACGTATTGTAACCATGTGTCGCAGCTGCACTACCTTTCCAATGGGAAATGTAAGTGCCCATTGCACTACTTATACCGTTCGAATTTGTTGTATATGCACTAGAATCAGTAAACAAATTCGTAGAAGTAGTTTCCCAAGTCGATGGATTTTTATCATGGCCGTATGCAAAGTACCAATACCCTGCAGGAGCAACATTAGAATAATATTCAACTTTCTTTATAGTAACAGGTATCGGGAGCCAAGGTGGTGTATCTGTCCAAGCAGCGCTAATTCCTTGAGATTGATTTGCTGCACTAGGATCATTTGAATCCCAGCTGATCCAACCAAAAAACTTGTCATTGGCAGCAAGTGTTGTCCCATCCCACTGACTCGTATCAACTCCTAAAGATTGTGCTCTAGACACCAAAGAATTCCAATCCGTTACTCCAACATCACTATTAAGAGTTTGGTAAAAGAAACCAGCTCCGTGACGTCCATAATTTACATTGTTGGAGATTTCGTTAATCGTTCCTCTTATCAACTGGGATTGGGCGGTTGAACTCGAAGAACCTGATGAAAAATTAGATGATATTACTCTGTTAGATGAAAATGCCATTTATATCCTATAACTATGAAAAGTTTAATCCACCTGTCATTCCGTAGAATGTTGTACCACCATCAATTGTTATAAAAGTTAATACATCAATTCCTGCAGATGTAAGAGTAGGTGCTGTCCCACCTCCCCACTTTACGCTTGCTGGCCAATTAACTGTTTGAGATCCACCATTAGTTAAAATTAAAGTTAAAGATGAAACTCCTGTAGAAGGTACATTAGAAAAAGTAAATGTTGTTGTACTTGTATCAACTGTACCATTAACAACATTAGCTATAATAAAATCAATATCTTGTATACCACCACCTATTGAACCCAAATTGTATAATGCTTCAGTAAAATTTCTCATATTTTGAATTGGTAATAACATTTGTTTCATACGGAATCCTTTTCTTCTTGTGTCATTTTTTGTGATGGTGTTGACCAAGGTCGAGTATCCAAATCATTATGATCTTTTGGATGTGAACTTAATTTTAATTCATCATGATCACTACCATTTACATATTGTATAGCATGTGCTTTGTCTTTAAAATAAGAACCACCATGTTTCCTATATTTATTAGAATCGTCTGAATGATGTCCATGATCATCATGTTTTCTAATTGCACCCCAAGTTCCTTTTCTTGTTTCCCACACAAATCCTCTTTTTAATTGAACAAACCCTCTAATTCTTTCTTCGTCCTGATGTATTTGAAGAATGCTATGTTGTGTTGAATGATCAGGATGATCACTTATTGGTTTATCGTGGTATGTTGCACCAACATAAGCATTAGATGATTCTGGTTCTTTTTCATTTGGTTTGACAATTTGTCGAACTGTTTTTGGTTTTGTGCTTCTAGATTTTTCTTTAGCCCAATCAGATAAAGAATTAGAATTTTCATGCATTTGATATTCAATATTATTTTCTTTTAATGTATCTGTAATATCTTTAGATAAACCTGGTTCATATGTATCAATTGTATCTAGTATTTCTTGTGTTATATGCATTTTATTTACTTTAATTTCATTAGAAATCATTTCATCCCAAGACCATGTTGTTTTTTTATCATCCATATATCCATGTATTCTCTCTTGGACCTTTGAAGAATGTTTTTTCATTACATTTTCAACACCATCAAAGTAATTTTTTATTAATTTGTTTTTTGTTTTACCATCTGAATTTCTACCAAATTCAGACCACAATTCCCAGAAATCCATATACTTCATATCATCAATATCAGATTCAGAATGACCTCTAAGTGTCCTAGATCCTTTTATATTTTCTTTCACTATATCTTTACATTTCCAAATTAAATCAGATTTAAATTCTTTTATATGTTCTTGCCAAAAAGGACTGTTATCAAAATAACTCATAGCAACATATCTTCTTCCAGATTTATCTGGCCTACTCATAACATCTTCAGAATTTGCCATTAAAATATTTGCCTCAAGTTCAGCAACAATTCCACCCCCATTGTTTATACCATTTCTTATTGGGTGACTATCCATATTATAAAACGCTGAAATTGATTTTTTAGTTCCTTGTAATTCTAATAAATCTTTTACATGGTGTGGATCAACTACATGGAATACT